GTCGATATAGTTGTCTGTAGTTTGTAATTCTAAACTAGGATTAAAAAGTACTAAAATTTGCTCTAGTAATTGTAATTTTTGTTCAGTGTTTGACGCCCAAATGTCGCATTTCATAGTTAACTTAAACGGAGTTGGCATCAAACGCTCTACAGTATAGTTACGGCCTTGCCCGGATGTATATACTGGATTGTTAGGATCGCTATCATTGATTTCGCGCTCTCGAACATGAACCTTGCCAACGTAACTTGGGTCGCCAAGTCTATTTCTATCTAAATCTAGTCCAGTAATATAAACACTTATTCGCGGAACACTATTGACTTTGTTTTCACTGTTTTGTCGAATGATGCTTGCAGCTTGTCGGTCAGCATCTCCATACATCACAGGAACACGCACAAGTGTACCATCACCATAGCGCACAGTAAAATTACTCAATACACGAATTGTCTGTGTAAGATAACGTCTAATTTGTCCGTCATAAAAATATTGCATTATAAATCTGCCTTAGGTCTAAGAGCCTTGCTAAGGCTTTGTCGTTGAGCTTCTCTGTTATTACATAAGCTAAGTTTCCAAGTTCCACTGTAAGGAACGGCTTGTTGCTCAGTGTCAATTATAGGCAATGTTACATGAATTTTGCCGCCAACATCAGTTATAATATCTTCATAATCAGCAATGGTATAAGCAATCTCAACAGTATCTAATTTTAAAACTAGATATAGTGCTGTACTTGGATAGTCGATATTTGTATCAAACTCAAATGCATCTGCATCAAGTTTAATCCAGTCAATGGCAACTGCTTGATTGTAGATGTAAGCTGTATTATTAATAAATCCTGTTGTATGTGTTTGACGTGTATCGTTATTTGTCATGTTCATACGTACTGCGTCTTCTACTTTTACCCAACGTGTACCATCAAATCGGAACAAGCGGTTAGGCATAAAATCTGTACGCAAGAAGAAATCATCGGGCCCAGCAGATTCTGGAAATTGTATGCCATGCCCAAAATCATAACCGTTTTGAGGGAAACCATCGCCTACTAAGAATCCAGTATAACCTGTTCTAACTGGTCGTTTGTTTGACTCTAATGCTGTGATAGTTGTGATACTAGCATCAAGTTCTGTGTTATCGTCGACAGTATTAAGAGTTGTCTTTCCTGTTTCGTCAACGGCTAACGTGTAAAATTGTCTAGTCTCGTAACCGCTCATAGGACTGTCGGCTTCTGCTTGTAATATCACGGCATCGTTTATTTCTAACTCTTTTGCCCTAGTGCTTAAAATATCACGAAGAGTCCTATCAATAGGATCTCCGTTTGCATCAACTGCTGGCTTATCAAGTATGTCAGCAAACTGTTGAGCATCTGTAATCTTCTTAAGTTTTAATCTGTACAAATGCGGATACCAAGTAGCACTAAATCCCTCACTGGCTCGACCCACATCTTCAATAACATAATAGCGAGGTAGCCCTATTTCATATTCATTTAATGCAAAGTTGTCACGCAAGTGAGGTAACTCAAGTACATCACCGCTAATTGGTTTGCGTCCAATATAAGTGATAAAATCATTAATGTGTACAGTCATGTAGATCGTATCATTGTCAATAAACAAGCCAAATTGACTTAGGTTAAAATCAATGTTCTGTACGTTATAATGTCCACGAATCCTGTAAATTTCTTCGCTGTATTTCCTATCTCTGTTTTCAAGAAACAACAAATCTTGTATGTTAGTTTCTTTAACAGCATCGTAAATAGGCTGATCAGCTGTACCTTCTGAGGCTATTTTAGGGCCTAGGTATTTGTGCAAGTACACGTCAGTTCCGCCAACCTGAAACATCTCAGAAATCTGGCGATCCATGAATTTGTAGTCTTGCCCTCTTTCGGGTTTGTATAATGATAAACGTGGCATAATGATATTTATCGCTAGATAAATATACTAGGAGAACTTATAATGGCAGATATTTACCCAACAAATCCTGGCGAATCCGACAGCACTATAGAGCGTAACAAAGCATTTGATTACGTTAAAACTATGTTGGGTGACGGCATGGTTGAAGTAGAACTAGACCCTAAACACTATGAAATAGCGTTAGACCGTGCAATAACAAAGTTTCGTCAGCGAAGCAGTAATGCAGTTGAAGAAAGTTACATGTTTTTAGAGTTAATGCAAGACGTTAACGAATATCGTTTGCCCAATGAAATCGTAGAAGTTCAAAGTATTTTTAGACGTGCAGTAGGCTCACGTAGCGGTTTAGGTGCAGGTGGAACATTGTTCGAACCATTCAACTTGGCGTACACAAACAGCTACTTGTTAAGCGGCAGTATGATGGGCGGACTGGCAACATACGAAATGTTTGCTGGCTATCAAAAATTAGTAGGACGAATGTTTGGTGCATATATTGAATTTAAATGGCGCCAAAGTAATCACATGCTAACAATATTGCAGCGTCCTTTTGCACAAGGCGAGCAAGTGTTGTTACGTACACACAATTACCGACCTGACTTTGTACTATTACAAGACATTTATGCAAAGCAGTGGTTGTACGATTATACCTTAGCAGTTTGTAAACTACAACTAGGAGAAGCAAGAAGTAAATTTGGAAATATCGCAGGCCCAGGTGGCGGCGGCATTCAACTCAACGGTGCAGCACTTAAGGCAGAGGGCGACAAAGAAATTGAAAAACTAGAAAAAGAAATTAACGATATGGTTCCAGGCGGAACACCGTTAACTTTTGTAATTGGTTAAAAATTTCTTGACCTTGTAATAAAACTGTTATATACTAGAGTTACTTTAGGGGGCTCTTATGATTATTGGTGTATGCGGTTTTATTGGTTCTGGCAAAGATACTATTGCCGATTATCTTACAAATTACCACGGTTTTAGACGAGAAAGTTTTGCCAACACATTAAAAGATGCAGTTAGCATGGTGTTTGGTTGGGACCGAACTATGTTAGAAGGACGCACAAAACAAGCTCGTGAATGGCGAGAACAAGTTGATCCGTGGTGGTCAGAACGATTGAACATGCCGAATCTTACACCTCGATGGGTCCTGCAATACTGGGGTACCGAAGTGTGTCGTAAAGCATTTCATGACAGTATTTGGATTGCTAGCCTAGAAAATAAACTACGCAACAGCAAAGACGATATCGTCATTTCAGACTGTCGTTTTCCTAACGAAATTAAATCAATCAAAGAAGCAGGCGGAATTGTCATACGTGTAAAACGTGGTGAAGAGCCCGAATGGTACCACGACGCTATCAATGCTAATAAAGGCGAAGCTGGAAATTTTTCTTGGGCAACTAGCAGAAGTAGACTTGAAAAATTAGGTATACACGCTAGCGAAACTGCTTGGGTTGGTACTAATTTTGACCATGTATTTGACAATAATGGCAGTATTGATGACTTGTTTAGCAAGGTCAAAGGTCTGGTACTAAATCACCTTGACGCCAACGAATCCCCTCTTTATGCAGGACACGCTGACAGTTTGCACACACAGTCTTAAGATTAGTGTGTTTGCAATTATTTAAATCACCGTCAACGTGAAATACCGCAAACACTTCTTTGTGCGGTGATTTAAAGCCACACTTATCGCAGACATTTTTTACCTTATAGCCTGCACGAAACCATCGTGCAATGCCAGCATACTTGCCACCTTTAAGGCAAGCTTCACATAGTTTGCGATAATAAGTACGACCATTTTTAATATAATTAACAGCCGCTGGTCTAAATCCACATGTGCATAAAGGTCTCATACAATATTTAAGCCTTTTCAATCCCTTTTTGATAGTTGATAACAGGTACAAAAAGCCAAAATCCACTAAATACAAATAGGAATATAGCATTCATGGAGATCACAAAATGGCTCAACTAAGTTCACCAGGCGTAAGCGTATCAGTTATAGACGAAAGTTTCTATACTAGCGCAGCACCAGGTACAACCCCTTTAATCATCGTTGCATCTGAACAAGACAAAATAAACGGTTCAGGTACTGGCACAGCACAAGGTACTACTCAAGCAAATGCTGGCAAAGTATATTTGTTAACAAGTCAGAAAGACTTGTCAGATACTTTTGGAACACCAAGTTTTAAAACAGATGCAAGCAACAACCCAATTCATGCTGGAGAGCAAAACGAATACGGTCTACAAGCAGCTTATAGCTATCTAGGCGTTAGCAATCGTGCTTACGTAGTA